TCTTGACCTGTCCATTTGGACTGCCGATAGTAGTATGTATCAAGCTAAAATTGATACAGAAACATACAACATGCTTCTAGCCCGTCTAATGGGTTTGAAGGATGAAGTTTTTTCAGACACTTTGATCACAACCGACGATAGCGTGCAATCTAGGAGAGCTTCTTCCATGAGCAATCAGCATTATCAAAACATCCTGCGGATCGCCAGTGGGCTCAGGAAGACAGACCCTCGCGCTGCATTCGAACTAGTCAAAAATCTTCGTTCTTTTGTTGCCCAAGAAGAGCCTCAGGATGAGGAACAGGCCGCTCCGCCTGCTCCCCCGGCAGCTCAGGGTCAGGAGCAAGAGGAGGAGCAGGAGCAGGTAGTTCCTCCCCCCGCTCCCCCTGCTGCTCAGGGCCAGCAACAGATGATGGGCCAGCAGCAACAACAGGGCCAGCAAGAACAACAGGGTGCTGGCGCTGTAAAAACGGCACCGATTGCTGATTGGGATGACAACCAGATCCATAAGTTTCTTGAGTCTATGAAAACTCAGGCCGGTAAATTTCTATCCGAGCATGATATCGCAGAATTTATGGACGGCGTCGAAGAGAAGTTCGACGAAATGTCTGAGTCCGGTGAAGAAGAAGGAAAAGGAAAAGAGAAGGAGAAGGTCGCCTTCAGTGTGGCATCTCTTGTCCGTATTGCATTCGCGAATCCTGGCGCTCGCCCAGCCCTCCTTGGTATGATTCGTGAGGCTGCCAAGAAGAAGGAAAAGAAGAAGGAAAAGAAGAAGAGTAAGAAAGCTCCGAAGAAGGAGAGCAAGAACCCCTTCGCCGATAAGAAGGCCCCACCCGGTAAGGGCGGGAAGAAGGCTCCTTTCGGTGGCAAGAAGGCGCCTCCTTTCGGTAAAAAGAAGTCCTCAGTAAGTATCGACCTCTCGGACACCGATTGGTGACCAAGGTTGTTACAATTTTCATAATTTTTTGAATACAAGCCCGGAGACATCATGCCGACCTCAGCCCCTCAGAAGAAGATTGCTAACAAGGTTCTCGCGACCTTAGACAACACAGCGGATCAACTGGATAGCCTTGTCAAATTAGGCAAGATCAATCCGAAACTTGCTTCCGGTATCATCCGTGATATCGAGACCTTCGCGGATAAGTTCGAAGTGGCCGTTTATGGTCGCGCGAACCTTCAGAAGCGTGCGTCGCAGGTTCGGCAGGCGAAGGTCATTCAGCAGGATTCGGACGAATCCTACATGAATACTTTTGAGAATCCGATCAAGGCGATCACTACGGATGCTGACGAGCCTTATATGCACAAGGCCGAGCATGGGTACCAGTCTACTAAGGACATGGAGACGTACGATGCTGACATTTCATCGTCGGTACATGATCGTCCTGAGTACGCTGTTCGTGACCTGAACGAGTTTGCTTCTGGTACTAAGAAGCAACCGTCTTGGGAAGGCGGACCTGCTGGTAAGAGCACGGCTATTGGTTCCGGCCCACGTCGGCCTGCACCATCAGCACCGAAGCCACGGGCAGCTGCCAAAAACTGGGCCCCTTGATTTAGTCGGTGCCTAGTCGCCGGGCTGGGCACCTAATATGAGGGACCCATGCAAACTCGTGTATCATTCGTCGATGATCAGCTCATCGCCAGGGAATTCAAGAGTGGTGATGTAGTCCGGAAAGCCGGAATACGCGATTTCGTATTATCTCCATATGTTGGACGAGTTATCTACTCTAGTCCCGATTCCGGCAAGGTACACGTTCAATGGCCTTGGGGTGCAGAAGAGTCTCCCGCATCTGAACTTATTATAGATCTGAGTGGTAATTTTCAACCACCTCTGCAGACTGATCAGAGTTATTCGACTCATGAAATGTCGCGTAACATAAATACCCCAGAAGTTGTAAAGGAGGATGCAAAATGGCGCAAGTCACTTTCTTCGACAATAGTCGAGAAGTATGAAGAGTACACTCTTCCGCTTTGGAGAGCAGCATGTGAAGCCTGGCATTGCGAAATGCCAGAAATTGAAACATTCACTAAAATGTCGGCTACATTTGCACCTCAATACGGCCATGAAGCTGTTCGTCTAACGGTTGCTAATCTATATGAATTAGGTCGCCGCCTAGCTCTGTATTGGAAAGATAACAAAAGAAAGTACAGGACGACTCAAAAAGAAAAACAAACTGGGGCTCTAACCTGTCCTCGATGCAAGGGTATACTAAAACCACGCGTTTTTAGTCATGGAAAACGAGTTCTTTCCTGTAAAGGTTGTGGGTTCTCTATCTCCCCCTTGGACGTTAAGTAGGAGTCTCACATGAATCCGACTCCTAAACGTAAACTTGCTGGACAGCCTTTGTTTCAGCTTAAGCTGAGAGATAAGGGTCAAAGCGGTAGAGACTTCGTACAAATTCTCAAGGATAAGAGTGGCTGGGTCTGGAGACGTGTAGACCCTTCCGGTATGGAGACTGGATTTACTCGCGGTTTCCTTGAGCCTAAAGAAATACTCCATGATATTGAGAGTAACAGTACTATGGATACCGACGCCAAAAAGGCGATCGAGTTTTTTCAAAATTTAGTTGATCAAGAATCTAGCGCTAAAATTGCGAGTCTTAATGTTTGGAAGGAAGTCAAGAAAGCCCGTATGTCGGGCTTCTTGAACCCTATCCTTGGATACAATCTTGAGCGAATTGCCATCGCCGTTGTTAATCCTGGTGCTAGGAAATTTGAACAAAATCTAGAGAATACTATTACTGTTCTTGAGTCTCTTAAGAACGAACTTGATGAAGCACTATCCAAGCTCGACACCGAAGATGCGAAAGAATTTGCGAAATTCTTTGAAGACGCGACTGAAGCTGAAGAAGAAGAACTTCGTCAGGTCTTAAAGAAGGTATCGACTGTCGCTGGAGTCAAAGACTTCTTTAACAAATTCAAGGAAGTCTTCAAATCAAAAAAGCCTAAGGCCGATGAAGTAAATGCCAATGAACCATCTTATACGATGGATGATTCGACGATTGATGAATTCGTCGAGGGCAAACGCGAATGGACAGATTCCGGCCACTATATCGAGCAAGAAGCCAAGCAGAATGCTGAATTCTTCGGTGGTGTCGAAGAAGTTCTTGGGAAAATGGATTCGGCTAGGAAGAAGCCTAACCGTAAACTTATCCAAGATATTCTGAAGGCAGTAGATGTCCTTATTCGGAAGGGAAAAAACCTTTCGAAGGGTATTCGGGAACATCTTCTTGAGCCTGGTGTTACGGTAGACACCGGGGAGGGTAAGAAAGAGAAAAAGCCCACCGAGAATCCGAAGATGGCCCCGGAGAAGCTCGACAGTATGGTTACATATTATGCTGACCTCCTCAAGGATTCATCTGGGGATGAAGTTAAGACGATTAAATATCTGAAAGAGCTTTTCAAGGCTGTCGAGCCCCTTATTAAAGAAAATCGTGCTGAATTAGCCTCAACACGCATGCGTGCGGCTGCATCAATTATTCGATGTGCTCATGCACGTCCTGTCTTGAGAAAACATTTGCTTTCCACTATATATACACTTTCCGGACGTTAATCGTTCATAATTAAATAGACTGTCTCAATCTCTTTAGAGACAGTAGTCAATCGTAGTTTCCAAGTCGGTGTACCATATTGATTTGGTTGCGGACCTTCAATATTATATACTTCAAATATTCGACCCCCTGATAGTATCAAATCACCTATGTTAGGTTTTTTGATTGAATACTTTATCCTAACCTCCCCTATTTTTTGACATCCATAATGAGTAATTACTGTCAATCGTATGCAATTTACGTCTGCATGTCTGGAGTTTCTATGCCCTGTGTTGACAGAAACTCATGTCAGTCAAAAGATATGCGAAAGCACTAATCGAACGTCGCGGAATCGAGTTTGATGAATGGATGGAAGGTATCCGTTCTCAAAATGAAGGGGCGGTCCCGAAAGATTTTATTAACAGGACGGCGAAGACTGTTCTTCGTAAGTGCGACCCGAAGCAATTTCTGTTGTCACACGCTACAATTGTAGCCTCTGTTGATACTTTTGCGCCGAAAGGCGTAAAGACCGGGCGGTTGATGAATCGCGGATGTCAAATTGACGTTCGTTGGCCTGAATTTCGTGTGAAGCCGGAATGTCACCCGATCATAAATAACAATGGTGATGCCTGGGAACGCTCACTCCTTCTATCTACATACCGCACATTTATCGGTGCACATAATTATTTAGAGCATATTCAGTTACCCGAGTTATCCAAGGGTTTCATTGTAGACGCCATTGCTCGGGACCTCGGGAAGAGCTGTTATATAGATATCCTTGTAGGAACAGATCGGAAGCATAACCAATTAGTTTCTGATATTATTAGTGGGGCCATAACTGGTCTCAGCATGGGCTGCTGGGAAGCTTCAACACCAGTAACTCTTGATGACGGAAGTACTATTCCTATCTGTGATGTTCTACCGGATATGAATGTTCTCACTCAATCTGGGAACATTCGGAGGGTTGAGAATCTTCAAATTCGTCAAAATCGTTGGGATATGGTGGATTTGAAAATCGTTGGTCTTCCGCATATTAAATGTACATCTAATCATGGGATTTACATAGCTGCACGTGAAGAAATTGAATACAAGAAAGCCTGTAGTGGGAAAAAGAATCCGATTCCTCGTGCCTATAACTTCCAAAAAATAGAAGCCGGGCAATTAAAGATAGGTGACATAGTTGCTACACCTATTCCTCGCGATATAATCGATCCTGGCATTTCTGAATCAGATGCTAGATTTCTTGGATTATATATGGCCGAAGGTTATAAGATTGATATAACTGAAAATACTTTTGGGATAGGATTTTGTATTGGGGCCCACGAGTTTGACATTATTAATGAAATCGAAACGAAGATTGACCAGATCTCATGGGCTGCTAAAGAAACCAAATGGGCAGTTGGAGGTGGTCGAATTCCGCTTTCTACTACAAAACGTTTCGCTCGTAACGGGTGTTATTTAGTTTCTAGAAGTCATTCTGCCCGATTGTTAGTAGATAAGTTTATTCATGGTCGACATGCAAAAGATAAACTTCTTGATAAAACTGTTCTGCTTTGGCCGAAGCATCTTCAACTGGCCTTTCTTGGCGGTGTTATTGATGGGGATGGTTGTGTCAGTACCAGAAACACGAAATATGAAACAAAATCTGTCCACGTATCAACTAGAAATTTTAATCTAGCCAATCAACTGTTCTATATGGCCCTTCGTTGTGGCATAGTTACAACTATTTCATCTGCGAAAAGAAAAGGTACCAAAAAGGTTCCTAATGGTGCTGGAATTGATTATCAACTGAAATTCCGAAATGACTCAGCTGAATCCATTCCATCTTCAAAAGTAAAGAGTTTTATTGGTCAATTTAACAGTGAAATTTCTCGACTAATCAGTGAGAAGGATAGATGGATAGCGGGCGATCATATGTATGCCCGTGTGCAGTCTTTACGAATTTTTGACTATGAAGGATTCGTTTATGACCTACAGGTAGACGATGATCACACCTATACAGCTGGTCACATTGGTGTTTCTAACTGTATCAGTTTGTTCACTACTTGCACCAAATGCGGCAACGTTGCATCGGACGATGCTCAGCTTTGTCCGTGCATTCTATACGACGGCAAACTTTCAACATTCGTAGACGAAGCCGGTCAATCGCAAATTTTAGGTGAGTTGATTGGTCACGTATCAGTTCCAAATTCAAATCAATTTATTGAAGCTTCTTGGGTTCGTAATCCTGCTTTCCGTGGAGCAGTTCGTCGCAATCTATTGAATGCTGATGTCTCCCAGATTGCATCAAAAATGGGAGAAGCTAAATGGGTTTATGAGCTTCGCTCTCAAATTCCGGAAATAGATGGGATTAAGAAAGCTGCATCATCAAGACGAGCCGATCAGGGTCAGGGTCAATCATTCGACAGTGTATTTGGTGATGATGCCGACCAAGGTGATGGTCAGGACCAAGGTCAGGGTGCACAGGGTCAAGGTGGCGGCCAAGGCCAAGGCCAAGATTCAAGTCAAGGCCAAGGCCAAGATTCAAGTCAAGGTCAACAAAGTCCAGATGCTTCTAAGCCTGCAGAACCGAAGACCGACAAAGTTGACTCGATGTTGGATAAAATTACAGAGCAACTTCTCACGAGTATTACTCAAAAGCTAACTGATAAATTAGCTCCAAAGCCCGAAGATGTTGGAACTGTTACTTCTCCACCAATCGATCTTGAAGCTGGTAATGATAATTTAGTTCGGTCTACGGTCGATTTTACTCGTCTTCTTCGGAAGAAGTTTTCGTCCAATAAACGCCTAGTGCAATGGGCGGAACGTGCCTATAAAATCCGTTCTGCTAATTCTGGAAAATTATCACATCAAGAACGCATAATTCTCTCTTGGATTGAAGATCGCTGTCAGGATCGAATCTATCCTCCAAGTTTATATAAAACTGCAATTCAAGTTGGTTCAATAAATAACTATCCAAGTAAAATTTCTTTTATTGCAGCATGCAATATGAAACTCGGTAGAAATGTTTCTCAGCAAGAAGGTAAATTCTTGATTTGGAAGGCTAAAGTATAATTGTACTATCAGGTCTGGTTTAAAACAGAAATTAACTAAAATTTCAATGGCTAATAAATATGGAATAGTAGTTAATAATTTAATTACTATTGATTCATAAACTCTTGATGAACCACAAACTAATAGGAGATTTTCAAATGCGCGTTCGATCCACCTGGCAAAATCAAGCAGCCAATCGTCAGGCGGCTACGAATCGCCAAGCTGACATTTACACTATGAATCAGGAGCACCCGCAACCGAGTCCAATCGACTACGAGAACGGCGACCCTGATAAGTGGGCAGAGTCTTGGCACGGTTACGGTGACGTTGATGCCGAGTACGAGGGTGGTCACGTCAAACGTAACGAAATTGGAATGCCAGAGTTTCGTGAGAACACCTTCAAGCACAAGGACTCAGATAACTGGCACTCGGGTAAGGGAACTTACGATAACGTCAAGGATGGCGAAGGTAAGTTCGAGAACACGTCTGGTAAGTCGACCGGCGAAAAGGCTGGACGGACTTACGAGGCGGCTGGCAAGACAGCCACCCCCGCAGTAGCCAGTGGTCGACGCGACAATGCCGAGCGTAAGGCTCAGGCTGTTGAGCGCATTACTCGTGCGATGCTTCGCACCTCGAATGAGAAGGTTATTACCGATGTGGCTATCGGTTTTATGGGGATGCCAGATCGCGTTGTTGTTGCAGCGCTTAAGGCTCTTGACTCAGTCTCCCCCGACGCTCTCTCTCGAGAAAATAAGATTCGTCGGGCTCTAGCCTGTACAAAACTCTCAGTTCAGCTGATCGGCGAGACTTCGGAGAAGTCCGTTGAGATTCTCGCATCGACACTCATGTCGATTGACGATCCGACCCTCAGGTCTATTCTGAAGCAAGTGGCAACTGCTCGTGTTGCCCAGCAACAGGAAGAGCAGGAGGAAGGCTCGCACACCTCTCAGCAACAGGACCAGGGCGAGGGTGGGGAAGCAGCTCCTCAGGTCCCTCCCCCCGCTCCCCCTGCTGCTCAGGGCCAGCAACAGATGATGGGCCAGCAACAGATGATGGGCCAGCAGCAACAGATGAGCCAAGAAGAGCAGCTTGCCCAGCAGCTTATGGCTCAGCAGCAGCAGCAACAGGGTCAAGAGTGTGCACCTGAAGAAATGGGTATGCCCCATATGGGCAATGACCTTCCTGCAGTCGAGATGCAGATGCTCGATCAGATGCTCAAGGAAGAAATGGGCGGACAGGGTTGCCCGCCTGGAGACGATCTCCAGGCTCTTTTCCAAGCAGCTCCTGCTCCCGCAGCTCCCGTCGTGCCGGTTATGGCTTCACAGGGCGCACAGGGCGCACAGGGCATCTCTTTCGATGACGATGATGAGGCTTCGATCGTCAATGTTGCCGCCGATGCGGATCTTGATGCTCTCTTCTCCGATAACGAAGAAGTGCAGGCACAGCGGCAGATTGCATCTGCTGAACGTGAGCAAGTTGCCCGTGAGCACGGCTACAATGTCAGTCGCATAGCTTCTTCGGGCGGCGCCAAGAAAATTGGTCAAGTTCAGCGTGGCAAGGCTGTCACTGTTGATTCTGCTCTCGAGAATCTCTGGGACCGTTCATAAAGTTTTAACCGAATTTATTCGGAGATACTATAAAGGAAACATAGACTAACCACAGCCTCGACGGAAACTTTAGATAAATAAATTCATTCAATTCAAAATTGATGGACAGTTTCGCGGGTAACACCGGACTGAAACTACATTTTTCTAGAAATAATGAATTTATAACTTCTTAGGTTAACGAAGACTGGAGTAATCAATGGGATCGATTGGCGGCCAAGCCTCTGGTGACTTTAAGTTAAGCACCAGTGCACTGCGAATCCTATACAGCATCTTCAAGGACAGTATTACGTCCTTGTCGCCTGATGGGTTTACGCAGAATAATCCAAACGTAGTTACAACGCTTAGTGCGGTGTCTACGACAATTCCGGTTAATGTCAAGAAGGGCGTCCTCGGCGCTTCGGTTGCATTCGTGCGACCAGACATTGGTGAGAACACGACTGGTGGTGGTGTCCTCGTAAGCGCAGCTTACGTCGTTAACACGCGTCCACTCGGTCTCTTTATCAACGATGCCGTTGGTAATGCATACGAGAACACTCCAGGCCCCGCCTCGGGTAAGGGTCCGTTCCTTCGTGGCGGCGCGTGCGGCGTAAAGCTGTACGAGACGGCGAAGCAAACGACCAACTCTGTGTCCTCTGGTGCGATGATCACCTCTGGTGGAACAGTTGGAACAGCGCTGGTTTACAGCCCAGGACAAAAGCTTTACGCTTCAGTCAATGGCTATCTGACCAACGACTGGACCGACTCCTACGAGGCCCAGTGGCTATACGCTTCCAGTCTCGGAAGCAGCTCGGGCGGCAAGCCCCTCGAACCCGACGTTACCCGAATGGGTACCGTCTTGGCCCAACCTGACTCAACGAGCACCGAGATGTTTCTCGAGCTCACGTTGGCATAAGCCGGAAGGACAAGGAAAATACCATGAATCCATTCGGCGTACAGGTTGTTGATAACACCCTCAAAGAGGCGATGGTTGATAAGTTCATCGGATCGCAAGCCGGACGTAAGCGTCTAGCTGCCTCGATGATTCAGCCACTTCGTGAGCGGCGCGATTACTCGTCCGTTGGCCGCAAGACCTTTTTGGTCGAGCAGCTCCCGGACGGTGCTCTCCCGATCTACGATAAGGATCCGGACGTCACGGCATACGTGATTGGTGAGGAAGGCGAGTCGATCACGGCGGTCATGAAGCCCCGCCGCGTTATCTTCCCGCTCTTCGAGATTGCGGCCCTCCCCAAGGCCCCTCTTACGCAAATCAAGGAGCGTCGGTACGACCTCCTGAAGCGTATGCAGGACCTCGGCAAGGCGCAGGTTCAGGCTGCGGAAGACGATCGCGTCTTCAGCATCATGGACGCTCTCGCCGTCAACGGGTTCGATGAACTCCCCGGTCAGACAAACCCGGACATTCCGGTTGTCGCCCCGATTTCGCCAGCCGTCCTCGCGGACGCGTTTGCCGAGATCGAGCGTCAGGACCTTCGCGTTGCTCGCGTTTACATGAACGCTACGGATTACGCAGATATCCGTAAGTTCGGTCGCGACGTTCTCGACATCGAGAGCCAGGCAACCCTCTGGAAGACAGGAATGATGGCAACCGGGTGGAATGCCCAGTTCATCGTCAGCCGTTTAGTCGCCGCAGGCGTCGTCTACATCACCTGCGAGCCGGAGCACTTCGGTCGTATCCCGGTTAGAACAGAGTTGACGGTTCTCTCGGCAGACAACCCGGAAGAGAGGACGATCGGTTTTAGCATGTTCGAAAATCTTGGCATCGGTGCATACAACCCTCGCGGTCTCGTTCGTTTGATAGTCACTCGATAATCAAACGGTTTAGTTATTTGAGCCCCATTGACGAAAGTCGGTGGGGCTCAAATGTATGTTTTGGGGCATACAATGTTATGTCCCTGCGGAAAAGAAGCCACCCATCAGAACAGTTGTTTTAACTGTTCATTATCTAAAAATTATCTTGATGAGTATCCTTCATTAAATAAAATACTGGACCTTGGATCAATAGAGAAATTACAAATTCCAATATCAGCAGCAAAATTGGGGGCCTTGGTTGCTATTTGTCAAAAATGTAGTTCATTAACAAAAATTACTATTGTTAGTTTGTTAAAACAAATTAAAAGAAATATTAAAAATAAGGCATATTTCTTTTATCAATGTCATACATGTTCAAAGGCTGGCAAATCTGGCATATCAACAAATAATGTTCTTAAACTCATCAATTTGGATCTCACTATTCAAAAATTTGGCGGATTGCCAGATAACATCAAAAAAGGAATGGTTGTTGCTCAATGTGAAGACTGCAAAGGATTGTTTGATGTGAAAATGGGTAGTTTGCTTCATCAAGCAAGACGGCACAAACTTAATGGTAGAACTTGTATCTACAAATGTTTCAAATGTGGCGTACGACGTCCAGATGCGTTAGAAAAATCTTCGGCGTCTCGCGCTCTTCAATTACAAGAAGGACATATTTCTGGCCTTGAAAAGGCCATGGGAAATAGATTAGATTATCTTGGAATCAAATTTGAAAGTCAATTTAGACTTGATATGTATGTTTGGGATTTCTTCCTTCCAGATCAAAAATTATTGATCGATGTAAATGGCGAATATTGGCATTCTCTGCCGAAAAATTTATCAAAAGATAAAGCTAAGATAACGTATACTGAGAGATACCATTCTGAATATAAAATTCTCGTTGTTCAAGAGAAAAATTTTTTGAATCCACTTAGAGTTGATAAAATTCTGCAAGAAAAACTCGGTATCACTTCCGAAATTCCACTTATCGATTTCGATTTTTCTGTTGTAAATATTGTTCAATTACCAATAGGTTCTAAGTACTCAACTCCTTACGCTACATTCCTAAACTCATATCATTATGCTTGTTGCGGAAGATCTGGAAAAGTTGTATTCGGTGCTTTTTTAGGGTCTGAGTTAATAGCTGTTTGCAAATTTAGTTCTGTTGTCCGCAATGAAGTAGCCTCCTCAATGAAATTAAAATGTACTCAAGTGATGGAACTTGACAGATTTTGCATTCATCCAACATATCAAAAAAAGAATTTTGCTTCTTGGTTCATATCAAGATGTTCTAAGAATATATTTACTTCTTATCAAAATATCTTAGGACTTGCTAGTTTTGCTGATTCGACGTTCGGTCATTCAGGGACCATTTACAAAGCTTCAAATTGGACTGAAGTTGGTCAAACTAAACCTAGTTATCATTACATGGATGATCTTGGGATACCTATTAATAAAAAACGAGTTTATGATATCGCTTCGAAACTTTGTATGAAAGAAGCAGAATATGTTCAGAAACATAATCTTGTGAAATATAAGGAACTTCCGAAAACAAAGTTTATTTTATTGCGAAAATAACTTTTCGATGTTTGAAAAATTCACATTTCAAATATTGAGAATCGAATCATCGAAATTTCTTAAATGTTGGGCTCTTTCCAATCTGCGTCCACTCGAGAGTTCAAAGAATCTCGAGAAAGGATGTCGAGTGTAATATGGAGAGAGGTATAAAATGGCCAAGGTAAAGGTTATAACAGTAATAGGAAAGGGGGGCTCTCCAAGGGGAATTACCGGGTAAATTTTCTACGAGACTCGAAGATGCAATCAACGCAGTATTGAGTGAAGAAGTTAATCCTAATTGGGAGATGCAAGGACAGCCAGTATTTGATAACACTGGCGACTGTCATGTAATTTTTCGACGGGCCTTTCGCAATTGATAAATTCTTCGGAGTTACTCATCGACCACGGCCATAGATGGTCCATCGATTTTCCATCCATGGTCCACTTTTCTCAGAAAATTCATTCCATCTACGGGAGCTTTATCAACAGATTCAATACCTGTTCCAACTTCTTCTGGTGAAGTTGGAATATCGTCCGGGTAAGCTGGCTCCTTGAACAATTTTATTTTGTGCTGTCCGAGAATACTTCTAGCATGATCTACATTCTTCGCAGCGGCCAAATCCGTATTAACGGCATCAAATACCCCTCCATTGGCTACGCGGACGGCTATTCTCAATAGATCCATACTCATCCTATATATGAAAATCTGAGAGTCTCAAGCGTAAAATAAATCATGGAAGTTTTCTGTACAGCCAAAAAACTCACCGAATATCAAGACACCATCGAATTTTCTGCATTCATTCTCCAAGGTTGGAAGCTTGAACCAGGAACCAAGCTGGAACAGCGGAGAGATGAGGTCGTGATCGCTACGTGGGAACTAGTAAATCATACCCACAAGTCTCTCACCGTGAAGAAAATTGGTATCCCAATTGAATTTGGCGATATGTTCTATGTCGAAAATCCCGAGGTAATCGTGATTCCAGTTCAGGTCGAGTCAGAAATGACGAGCGCTTTGGTATTTGCCGGTAAAAATTGGAAGATGGCGTCCCCAAAGAAGTGGGTTCCGACAGAACTTCTAACGACAACAGTCCAAACTGGAATGAAGGATACTCTAGGCGAAGTCATTATTCTTGAGAAGAATTATTCAGTCTTCAAATTCATCAATAATCTGAATGAGACTATATTCGTCGCAGTACTCAAGACTCCATGACTTGATGGACGCAACACTCTTCATCTGTATGGGAAACTGCGTCCTCGGGTTCCCAATGTGGCTTCCCGCATTCGTTACACATTCCCCAAGGTCCGCCGAAACGTCTACGGCGGATTGGGTCTATCATAGCTTTGGCTAAAGCCAACTTTGCCGGAGCCAAATTTTGGTAAATATCCATAATTTGCTTTATTTGCTCCGGAGAGGTTGCACCTAATTTTTCAAATTTATCTTTGAGCGTCATTGTTCCATGATTCCATGAAACAGGCATTCGACGTCATCGTGTTCTACGATCATTCCATGTACATGAAGACGAACTCTCCAGTTCCTGCTGGAAGAAGCAGGAGGGCCTGCCTTATGACCTCTCGAGCCCAGTCATCCTGAACCCGCTCAGCACAATCCAGCATAGCTATGGACTCAGGAGTCTTGGGCGGGACTCCCACCCTCATAAGATGACGACACTCGATTCCGAGCGTCTCTAGCAGGGTGATAACCTGCAGCACAAAGGACTCTCGGGTATATGCGTACATCCCCGGAGTCAGGGCCATCTCTTCGAGCCGCTTTCGGAAGTTCATCCTGGCTGCCTACTGCAGAAGTAACGTAAAAGCAAGAGGATCCAGGTCCTTGACAATCCGGCGGGACCTAGTACCTAAATCGATATTACATTTTGGACACTTTCTGTAATCTAACGTTGTTCTAAGCGGTTGCATCATGGACGCAGCCAACTTGGTTCTCCCAGACGCAGTTGCCATATACTTCGAGATTAATGCTTTTTTCTCTTCCTCAGTAACTATCGGTTGCATTTTTTAACAGTACACTTTTGAACTATTTATTCAATCACATAAATATGAAGGTATGGCAACATTTGGCATCTTGGCAACGTAAGACGATATTTCGGACCGCCTCGGACAAGCCTTCTGTTACTCCGGAAGAAATCGTAGACCATCTGCGGTCAATTGCCGCCGCCCTTGATTCTGCGAAAAATCCTAGCAGGTCTCTCGTCTTGGCAGCGATCACCGGCCTCATAATGGCTACAGATCGTTCACTATCAGCTACCATTCGCGATGCTATTAAAGACAAGATCATTGAAGCCGTTCCGTCAGAATTTGATAGCCTATACGATACGAATCCGGAAGGAAAAGGTTTCAAAAAGGGTTACATGTCATTTGGTCTACAACCTACTTCCTGGGTAGCCAAGGACCTGATCGGTGGTATTTTAATTCACTGTCAGTATAATATTAGTGAATTTACTTCCGAATCTCCTGGTCCCGGTGTCCAGTGGCAAGGTCATTCGAAGGGCGGTGGGATTTTAGAATTTGAACTATCCGCTTGTTATTATAATAAGCGTCTTGGTGGAGGATGTGACGAAAACGCGTTTAGTCTACAAAATCTCGGAAATGTTGTAATCTCATTTGATGCTCAAGAGAACATGGATGAAATTGAAGTTGATATGGTTGCCATATCAACTGGCATTAAGGCCATAATTAATGAGGTCCTGACAAATCCGCCTGAGGCTGCCAAGTCTTCGAAATCGAAGAAGCTGTCGCAACCCCCGACTACGAGCCCGAAGGCACTTTTGAACTGGCTCTACATTACTGGACTGGCCGAGGCCGCCCAATCTGAAGTCGAGGCTACAGCGCGGGCTATGTCGGAGCGGAGTGGCCGTCCTTATGAGGGAGTTTTGAATGAAGTAGTCAAATATATTCGTGGTCGAGGGTTTCCGATCAATCCGAATATCTAGGCATCTAGGCACTGTGAACTTGTTCCATCGCAAGAACAGGCGGTAATTCTTTTAAAGCTTCTTTCACTAATTCTACATCATAGACTGGCGCAAGCGAAACATACCATTTTGTGGGTTTACCTGTTTCACCCACCAAACATACTACCCGTCTCACGTTAGTTGATGTAACGATGCTCACCGCATATTCACGTTCAGTGCGTCCGAAACCCTTGGAGAAGACGTTTTTTATATAGAGAACTGAGCCGTCAGATAATTTTTTCTCCCAGATCATGACCATACTTGTATTACGTAGTTATTTATCCAATTTCCGACTAGATTTTCTGGGCTTTTTTATCTTTACCGGATGAATAGTACATCGAATATTATCTAATATTTTAACGACTTCTTCTGGTCCAGCTATTTCTATGAGTTTTCTCATTTCTTTCGCACGCATTCCGATGATACACCCGCATGCAAGCAACATCAATCCGCCTTGTTTCTCTATTAGGGCTACTGCTTTAGCTGCTGTGCGTCTGGCAGTTTGTACCATTTATCCTCGGAGTTTCACCCCTAATTACTTTCCACAAATGATAGAAGCTCGATAGTACATTAAATTTTTGATGTTCAGTTTTAGTATGCTTTCTCCCGATATCATTGCCGCTAAACTGCGTCGCATTGCCTCCAAAATTGACGCAAGCAAAAATCCGAGTACATCTCTTGTGCAACAGGACTTACGGAATTTAACAACGAGTATAACGCGTGACTCTCGTTTAGAAAGAATTGCGGCTGAAATCTATCATATTGCACAAGATGACACGATCGATGCTGGTCCTTGGGAGTCGGACGAGGGTGTAGAGGTTGAGCGCAGAATGAAAGATGCTCGTAAGGAAGACGATGAGCATCGTCTAGCCCCCTTCCTTAAGCGTGTAAAGGAAGAAATAGATAACTTTTTAGTTGAACTAAAGCGTGATCCGAATACCCCGAAAGCCAAGAAGCCTGAGGATCATGATGTTGTTACCAAGACGAAAGAGAACGAGAGTGTTAGCGGATAATACTGGTTAGATTTTTTATAATTTCTGCCTTCAATTTCAAGTAGAGTCCAGTCAAACCCTAAAGGAGTTTGCACATGGACGTTCAATACAAGCGTGGTGAATTTATTACATTTTATGCGAAGATGAAAGTCCGTGTTGGTGGGACACACAATATTACTGTTGAAAAGGGCGATGAGATTGAATATGACGGCATGGTGATGAAATATGCCGGTATGGATGTGTCCATAGGACCGAGCCTGCGGTCATCTATTCGTCATGACTGGTTTACTGATGACATTGATGAACTCGATACCAGAGTTAGTGCCGTTGTTCCTGATAGGAACGTGGCAAAGTCCCAGACGAAGAATACAGATCTTGCCCGTGTTCAACGTCATGATGAGCAGTCATCCATGACTACCGACAATAGTGATGAAGATACTGTTATGAAGGTTAGTGACCGTCGTCCGGGGGCGGGGGTTGATAAGAACCACCCGGGCGGGCGTAACGTTCGAGCGGAGCCGATAGCCATTAAGAAGGGATTCAAGTCCAAGGGACTTGTTATAAATCCTGGTGAGATTGAAGAGCAGGACTACACCCCCGTAGCTCGTCTTCGAACGGCAGCAAAATCGAAGCCAATCGATATGTACTCGTCTGAAGTTGGGCGGGTGAAGAGGGAGATCGACACGATGTCCGGCTCCGGTGCCATCCCGCTTCATAGAAGGGAAGAAACGTACGAGCGCGAGGGTGTAACAATGCGCGCTACTGGCAAGATGAACCGGCAAGCTCCCGTTGAGATTGCTCAGGAAAACGATGGTGAAGTGGTTGGAAAGGTCACGCATCGTTCGAAGACGGCCAGCACGGGGAACAACGGCGGGATTACGATCCGTGATACTAGCAATATCCGGAACGAGAAGACTGCGAAGTCTGCTCCGGTTGAAGTGAAGATCGATACCAATTTGTCGCCGAAGATCCGGATGGCTCGTCGCATTGATCCTAGTTTCCCAGCCGATTGGTCATTCACTGGACGTTTGGTGGATAGACTGGACGCAGCTAAGAAGCATGGGGCTACATCTACATTCCTCGAAGCGTTGTATGCTGCTGAGGGGGATCAGATGAGAAAGATCCTTGAATCTGAGTATAGCAAACAATTTGGCAAGTGATGTAAATTTCTTATGGAGATTAATAAACGACTAAAGATTGGTTGGTCTTTCGAGGAAGCTATAATGCTTCCTGCTAGACCAGGTCACAAACAATTTGCCTGATACCAATTCAATAAAGGGTCCCTGTCTGAAACTTTGATGGGGACCTTTTATTGATGGCCATTCGGACCGCTAACGCAACAATTTATATTCAAGAAGAGCTCTCGGATGCCAGATTACGTGCGGATGAGCTGAAAAATTTCATAGCTCGTGCTCTTGACCTCGTTCATACCTCCGAACATCGTGATCATTTCTATGCCGTTGCCGGTGATATAATACACGCAGTTCCTGACTGCATGTTGAAATTGGAACGTGCTCTACAGGCTGCTGCTGTGGCAGTAAACGAATCTGACAGTCAGGAACTCAGACAAATTCTACGTCCCCAAAAAATCGATGAGTTGGAACGTGTTCTTGCTGATATGAGAATTAGAGTCCCCAAGCGGACCTCGACGAATTCAACTGTATTATATGACTATGACTATGACTATGAGATTGACAAATGATTCGTATGTACAGTACTAGATGGTTCGTGATTTACTAGGGCATTTAATTCCTAAGTCATTCAATACCAGTGATGAATTACGATCAATAATTGATGGTTTATTATTAGGTGATGGAAGTATCAATACTAAAAAGTATAAGTCTAAATCCGGTCCTAAATCTGGGACTTTTATTCTACGAGTTAAAGAAACTAGTTTTGACTGGGTAATGTTAGTCAAATCAAAATTCGATCAATTAGGAATTAAATCAAATATTCGTCATAATCCCGCTAAAAAAGATATTATTCAGGGTCGTATAATTAATAGAGGACCCAGTGTTGTTTTAGAAACTTGCGGTTATACTAATTTTCTCAATGAATATGAAAGATGGTATCCTAATGGCACTAAAATAGTTCCACAAGATGTGTGTATTGATCCGGTGTCGTTAGCACATTGGTATATGGGCGATGGATGTTTGAATATTAATAAGACTGACAGACTCAGAATCACATTCTTCACAAATGGATTCACATATGAAGATGTTTTAGAGTTAAAAGATCGCATGAATATTGTATATGGAATTTCTGGCTCAGTTCAGTTACAAAAGAAAAAATTTCCGATCATGAATTTTACTACTAGACATGCACTAATTCTTCTCAATATCATGAGACCTCACATAGTTCAATGTTTCAGATATAAAGTTGATAATATCAAATATGAAATGTCAAATTGTGTTGTTTGTGGGATTGAATTAAGAAAACAGTATGGGATAGCATGTAAAAACTGCCATCTTTCATATCAAAAGGCATGTAATCATAATAGACGTGATAATGATATAAACATAATTGAATTGGCTAAAGAATTTCGTAATGGTCTTAAACCAGTATGTCTCATCTGTGGTTTAGAATTTAATAATAGAATCGGAGTTAAGTATTGTTTTAATTGCCGTAATTACGTTCGGAAATTTAATAAGACTAACATTCGATTCGGTGATGATAGGATCGGTTTTTTCGAATTCATTCGAGGAAAAATGTGAATAACCTTATTGTCAGGGTTTAGTATTGAATGATTCGTGATATAAATAAATTCTCAAACATTGCAAAGAAAGAATTTCCACATGGATTTCTTCTTTCAGAAAGTGCTCAATACGCATACTTATGTCAAGATGTGTTTGATAATATAATAAGTTTTGCGGCGGCGATACCATCCCACTTGCAACCTCTATTTCTCATACCAATAATGCTGGAAACAGCTCATACGGCTTCTGTTGCTCGTATCGCAAGTCGTATAGCAGACGGATCTACTCCAACTGGAGACGGTGGTGAAAACGAAGCCGATTGGTTCGGGACCAAGACTTTCAAATATGATGATAATGAGCCAACTGTTCCGAGTTCGGAGCCGGGTTCAATTTTTGAGGTTGTTGACGCTGATGATATGACCCATCATCAAGAGTATAATTTCGACGAAAATATTCAAACACCGACTGACACGTCATACATGAACGACGTGGATATGACACAATATTATGACTATCCATATCGGACGAAAGAACAACCGGTTCGACACTCATTCAAGCAAGTAATGCTGCTTGAGCTGCCTTGGCGCGTTCGGCTGGCTCTTAAGCCAAAGGAACTTGAGTCGAAGGCTCCTGATAAAATAAAATCTAACGCCAATAAATGCAGAGTATCGCTTACTTCATACGATAAAAAGAATCGTGTTTTTACATTCGCTGTAGATGCAGGACACGGTTCGAAGACAGTTCAAGCATCTTTGTCTGATGTCGATAAAATTGCTCTTTCGTGTAATTGTCCATTCTGGCGGTATAATGGTCCAGAATTTCATGCCAAACATAACGCATATATGCTCGGTCAACCATTCGGTACAGCTGCACCTCCTAATGTAAGGGATCCGGATAGAAAATATTTCTTATGTAAACATGCCTATTCTGTCCTAAGACGTTTCGATGACTTTGTTCAAGAAGTCGCTGATGAAAATTGGGACCTCGACGATGCTGAACTTCTCGATCAGATCGATGAAGATTGGGATAGGCTCGAAGGAGTCACTGAAGTTCCTACAGACGAGCTTGACAAATTAGAAGTCGACTGGGATGAGACTCCGGAAGGTCTTGAGCCTGAACCCGCAGAAGCGGAGGAAGAGGCTGAAGAAGAATCAGAAGAGACCGAAGAAACGCCAGAAGAGGTCGTTGATGAATATAAAGTCGACCTTTCAGATCTTGAAGAACCGGATGACTATGAAGTCGATCTATCAGAACTAGAGTCGGATTATACGCCTCCAGAGGAGACGGACTATGAAGTCCCAGAAGAGTCAGACGATTATCAAGCAGTCAAAGAAGCTCTAGAGGAAGAACCCGACTATGAGGTTCAAGAGACTCCGGAAGAACCCGAAGAAGACTACGAGGTTCCGAAAGAAGAGGAATCCGAAGAAGAACCTGACTATGAGGTTGAATCCGAAGAACAAGAAGGACAGGAGCAACAGTAACGTTATATATGCCGATATATGGATATCGTTGTACTAGTTGTGATGTTCTTGCAGAACATGAACTACCAATTTCAATAGACCAAAAGGCACAACACCCTCCATGTGTTAATTGTGGTGAGATATGTAATTATGAATGGATACCGTCTGCACCTCAATTTGTCCTTAAAGATGGTAATTCCGGATCATGGCCATCGAAAGGCAATCGCATTAAAGGACAGATGATCAAAAGATCAGAAGCTGCTGGAATTCGTCAGAGAAATAGATTCGGAGAGGCTAAGAAAGCCGTACCGAATTATATGGGTAAAGAGACAACTGACTGGCATGAAGCGAAATATGAGGCCATCAAGGATAAGGGTCTTGAAGCGGCCCCAACATATAATGCGAAAATAGCCGAAGTTGAAAAAACCAAGATTAAGATTTAGTAGCAGACTTTTGATGGTCACTCACTAATGTGAGTACAACTATTAATGCCGTTCGTGGTTCCTCGCTAAACACGAGCGTCATAACAGCTAATATTAGTATAACATCGGATCAAATACTAACTGATCCGACTGGATTTTTATTTTCGAATGCGTCGTCAGTTTATAGTCAGTTACACGCTCCCAATACGTTTATTAATAATATCGTACTGACCGGTTATTCAATAGTACTTGGACAATATGTATATACATATAGCGCTGTTATGGTCGCTCAAGGATCTTCTGCACCGGTCCAATTTGTCCCGGGACCACAGGGGCCGATTGGGCTCATGGGACCACAGGGGCCGATTGGTCCTATGGGATTCGGTCCGCAGGGGCTACAGGGGTTCCAAGGAATACCAGGACCTATTGGACCGACTGGTTCACCTGGACCGGCTGCTCAAGTCATCATTAACACATCTTCGTTCACCATTACGTCACCTACGTTAAATACGAATTTTATTGTTGAATCATCTGCTGGAACAGGTCCAATTTCTATTATTATTGCCGGTACTCCGATGAAGGGAGTGGAACTTGGATTCTATGATGAATCTCAGAACTGGATTACATATAATATGACCCTCACAGTTCAAGTTGGGTGGACCATGCGAAACCCGTGGGACATTCAATCTGCGGACACCAATTCTGTAATCTTCGGTGCCGGAGATGATGCTCTTAACGGTCAATCGTTTTCTATTCTTTGTGTTCCTTCGGTGAGCAAATGGCTTTAAAACGACTTGCGATTTTTGCACTATTTGTCGGATGCGTTCCTAATACTCCGTCGAAATCGGATGCTGTCTTTGACGCCTACGATATGGCTCAAAGGTTATCGTGGTCCGGTCACCAACTCGACCTTTACGACATGGACTTGGAAGGATCAGAGTAATAACTATTGGCCGTTCACATTCAATGGTACTGCTGTCGTAGGATCGATGCGTTGGGGGCGTATTAACGGCTGGAATACCGTCAACTTCCTGGTCAACAACTCCTCGAACCAGAGCCGTTTTACGGTGACGGGACTTCAGTCGTCCAAGGTCGTCACAACGACCGCGTGGACAGTCGCGTCTATCTGGACGTTCACTGGAGCCCAATCATCGAATACGGCATACCTGAATGCTGGAATCATTGGGAGTAGCGGCGGCTACTGGGGGATGAGCGTTGGACTCAGCGTCGGTGACGCCACGACGCTGAAGGTCTGGGGTATTCAGTATACCGGCAGCGATCATCCTGTGAGTACTGCGCCTGTCCTTCACAACAATACTGGCACTCAACACTTCTCGATCGTTCAACAGAACGGATCGACAATTACTGCTCAACTCGACCGTAATGCTGCTGCTAGCGCTGCGAGCACGACCATGAACGCGACGGGGCTTACACAAGCTGTCCTGATTGGCGAAGCGGACACGTCGGCCACCTACTTTCAAGGTCAACACCTTGAAGATCTCGCGTTCAACACCGCTGTCAGTGTTCCAGTGTTAACAGCTTACCTCGAATGTCGGAGTGGTCTCTAATGAGAAAAATGGCTTTGGTGATCGTATGTTTGTGTATAGCTTGTCCGCCTCCTCCTACAGTGCCAGTTGGGGCGAAGATCTGCAATGTTCCTGGTGATTGTGACTATCCGGCTGAAACTTGCGGATTTTCAGGATGGAATACTGTACTTACATGTATCCCGAATACAGTAACTAAGATACCATGTCATAATTAATAGTTTGAGCAATTTTTCATAAGCAAAAATTCATGGATGGCTAGATACTTATCACTTTATAGACGTCGTACAAATCTGATTGACGTGAATCTTCAATCAGGATTAGGGTCACTTATCCCTACACGCGCCAATGCTGCATCATATAATTTTCAAGTCGCATCGAATTTTGATATAACGACATCAAGTTGGTTGACATTTCAAAATGTACCAGCTTCCGGTGGTTTTACATCACTTAACGCTAGAAGTATAGCATTTGATGGGGAACAATTTAGTCAGTCAAGGACTCCATATCTTACCAGATTCAGGTTTGCTCCATCTGATTATTCAACGATTTTTACATCGGCCGGAGTTAGCGATTTAACTCCTATTTGGTTAAGAGTTGTTCAAGTTAATTCCAATGGTACTACAGATGCGGAAGGGTACCCAACGATTACTGGTACCGTAAACTTAAATACTCTTGTGTATGGATCTGGTGGAAGTGTTGATACACTAACTTTAATAATTAGTCAAGACGGTGGAGGGGATCAAACTATAACCTTTGCCGCACCAGGTAATCGTGGTGCAATAATTACGCAAATTAACGCGATTGTATCACCTGGAATAGTTGCTAGTATTAATCCAAATAATCAATTGGTACTGATCTCATCTACTGGGGTTGGAGCTTCATTCTCCATAAAGTTAGAGGCGGGAAGCACATCTCTTACTGCCCTAGGACTAGTATCAGGCACTGTTACTGGTGCGATAAACCTTGCGGAAGCTCCGCACCTAATTCTACCATATAGCTCTCAACCAAATCGCCCAATACTTCTCTCGGGTACGGCTCCATCCGGAGCCGCCATCATAAATTCACAAGAGATTCAATTACCACTTCAAGTGAATAATATTCAGGTTCAGAATAACGGTAGTAATATCCTTATGATTGCATTTGAGCCGTCAGGTCCTGAATTTTTACTTAACCCTTTCTCGGAAGAGGGAACGAACCTTGTTGAAACTTTCCCCGCTTCCTCACAAATATTTGTGCGTGGAGCTGGTGGTTCAACGACCTTTAGTTTGATCTCCGCTCTTCGGAATAACCCTATTCAGTAATCCAATTTTTATATCATTAAATTGATAGGAGTAATCAGGCATGGAAACGGTAGCCCTTGTTAGAGTGATTAACCTTCAGGTTCTGCCGCGATCTATCCTCCTTGATAAGATCGATAGGTCCTCTGGACAGTTCGTGACCGATATCACGTATGCCCAGACTGGTAAGCAGCCTTGCTATGTACCTCAGAAGAATCCGATCGATCCGACTGTAGACGGGTACATAGACCTCGTCCCGACTGATGAAGTTTTACTCCAAGTCAACAAGCCGCACGGCGTTATTGTTAAGCTAGCAGCAGCTGGGTATGTAAGTTATTTTGCCCATTCCGGAGCACTAACGGTCGCGCCGGTTGTTTCGGCTGCGGTGCATGGCGCTCCTCTTGCTCAGTCTGGTGTAAACGGTGTTCTAGGGCTAGCCGTTGCTGGTGTTGCAACATTCACGGACTCGACAGCCACAGCATTCACAGCATCGGATATTGGTAGCCCAATAACAATTTCTGGTTCCATCCATGCTGTAAACAATGGAACATTTGAAATTGTTGGCTACACCTCTTCATCCACAGTTTCGATTGCAAACCCGGCTGCAATCGTTGATACGGCTGTTGATGTTTGGTCAACACCTGGTGGCCTGCCGATCACCGGCACTACCTTTCTATCTCTATCTCCTGACCACACATATGTGTACCTAACAAACGCTTCTGGTGTGGTTCAGAAAATTACAGATACCGCCATTATTGCAGCAGATGGAATGGTGTCTGCAACAAGAGTTTTTGTTCCAGAAACTTTGATCGTTGGTGGTCCCCCCACAACTTCTTGGAAAGTTCAAGTACAAGCTAATAGTAAGCAGAGCAATCTATACTCTGTCACATAGAAAAGTGAGTCCATCATTTTCACGTTTTGATGAACTAAAGTCTTTAGGAGAATTAAGAAAATGCGAGTTGGACTAATCCGTCAAGATCTGCCGAGAATGTTCATACAGGATCTTGAACAGACCTCGCAGCGCAACTTCAGCTCACAGCCACCGGGCCAAACTCGATATATCGAGTACCCAACCTCTAATGAGCTGACAAGCGTATTGAATCAATACGCCTTCTTGTCAGCATTGGGTGCTAGTGCGAGCTACCCTCTGACCATTTCAGGATCTAACGACACGCTGAATGTGTTTTCATCAGCGTCAGTTAGTTCTACTATTACAGTTACACATGCCGCATATAGTGCAGCTGCTCTTGCAGCTTATCTAAATGCACAGTTCTTGAATCTCGGGCTACTTTTCGTAGCCAGTGTTCAAGGCGGGCAGATTCAGATCGATACTGTTGCACCAGCGAGCCCGTATGTGCCGTCGTTTGCCACAGCGTATACTTTACCTTCACCCCCGTTGGGTCTCTCGCATGAACATTACTTCGTCAATCCGCTAAACTCGGGTCCGACTGCGTATATGAAGTTCACGGGTAACCTAGCAACCGCTCTCGGTGGTGCTATCACTACAGCGAGTACGGCGATTGTCGGTCTTCCAGTCGCCGCTACGGCCACTAGCTCGGTATCTCTCAAGGGTATTGGGTCAAACCTTGGTGTGTACCAATACACCAATATTAGCGGTCAGACTGGTGCTGCTGGAACAACTGCCGCAGCTCTCGGAGCTAACGGAACAGTAACTGTCGGTGGTCTTACGGGAATGACCGCTAACTCGGTTCTGCATTATCTGACCCTTACGGGCGGATCTGCAGGAAACGATGGCACGTTCCAGATCGTGCAATATATATCGGCGACGTCGGTCGTTATTGCCAATGCCACTGCAGTCGCAAGCGATTCGTCTCTCACCTGGCATGAGCAGACAGTCTCGTTCAACATTTCCTACTCCCAAATTGGAGCACTTTCGACGTTCGTCAGCATGGAAGGTTATAGTGCGACAGTCCCAACAGGGTCGTTCCTGGCGCTTGCGACGGCGATCCAGAATGCCATCGCCCCCAGTCTGGTTGAGACTGGTCCGGTTCTCCTATCATTCGCTAAGGGAAACCTTTCCGTGATGGTTTCGTCCTACTTCCAACCCGGTTACCCGGCTCAGGGACCGAATGCGTCACCATTCGGTGGAAATGAAAGCGCAATATCGCGTCTTGGTTACGCCATGGGTCCCGCAGTTTTCATCACTGAGAATGACGGGTCTACGACGTATTCTTTATGATCTAATGTTTGATAAACCCACATAAGTGGTGGGTTGGTAGGGTCAACTATGGCCCCAGTATGGATAATTTATTGCCATACCCACACTGAATCCCAACGGCGTTACATTGGTCTGACTAAAAAGACCATGTTACGCCGTTGGCGTGAACATATTCAGAACTCAAGTCGTAAACAAAGAGGGTATTCGCATTTGTGGAACGCGATTCGTAAATATGGAAAAGATGCATTTGAACATCAGGAATTTTCAGTGAAATATGACACGATTGAAGATGCGAACGCCGCTGAAGAATTTGCGATTGAATTGCTTTGCACTAGAGACCCCAAATTTGGATTTAATTTCATGAAGGGAGGCACACATACTCCACATCCAGTTAAGAATCCATGGGATCGTCCAGAATTTCGAAATAATAATTTGGATCATACTCGAAACATGGGTAAATCAAATTCTGCTAGAAAGCACAATTCTCACATGGCAAAGCAGCGGTGGCAGGATCCTAGTTATCGAGAAAAGGTAATAGCAACATGTATTGCTACTCGTTCTACTCCAGAGTCATTTGCTCGTTCATCTAAGGCGCAGAAAGAAAGATTTTTAAAACCTGAAGAACTAGCGAAGTCTGTTCTTAATTCTACTATAATGTGGCAGTCTGATGAATACCGAGCTAATAATGCGAAACTTTGGGAAGATCCTGATTTTCGTGAGAGGTGTCAGTCGGGACTTATTCGCGGTTCTTCATTGAATAAGTCCAAGACCCACTGTCGTAATGGTCACGAATACTCTGAACAGAACACCTACGTAAAACCAAAAGGTAATCGAGTGTGTCGTATTTGTATTGGAGCTAGTAGAATTAAATCGGACGAGAAACACGCGTCCCGTACCAACTAGTATAGTATATTACACAAATGCCTGAACTTGATAACGAATTTGAGACACATGATATCTATCTAGCTGCATATCTACAGATTGCATCATGTGTACTAAAACGTAGGCGCCGACAGGGACCTAGAGTCTATTTCATATTCACAAATACTGGGGGTCCTATTAAGGACTTACGTGAGGATTTCTACTCAGGTAAAGCTATGGTGAAAGCGCACCAGTATAGTCAGTCTGTAATTGCGATGAAGAATTTAACTCAGATCGATACCTAGTTATCGATGTCTTGGATAATCTATTGTCACATCCATATTGAATCGCAGCGTCGTTATATAGGTCTTACTAAAAAGACTATACACCAACGTTGGCGTGAACATTGTATTCGAGCAGAAAGTCATTTTTCGAATGCAATTCGTAAATATGGGGAAGATGCATTTGAACATTATGAATTCGCACAGAAATACGATACTATTGAAGATGCGAATCGAGCGGAAGAATTTGCAATTGAATTTTGGTGCACTAAAGATCCTGAATTCGGGTTCAACATAATGAATGGTGGATTTCATATTCCTCATTCAGTTAAGAAAAATCACTGGGATGACCCTTCATATCGTGCGGCAGCATCTGCCCGATCAAAAGAAATTAATTCAAGACCAATCACAAAAATGAAAATATCAGCTGCTCTTACTGGTAGAAAGATGGACCAAGGGCATAAGGATAAAATTTCTGTTTTTCAGAAACAGTATAATGAGGATCCGGTAATTCGTAACAAACGATCTTTAATTTCTAGAAAAGCATGGTCTTCTCCAGGTTTTAGGGAGAAACAATCTCTATCTCATATGGGAAAAGTTACTAGCCCGGAAACCCGTAGAAAATTGAGTGAAGTCTGTAAATCTAGTTTACCTGAAATTCGTGCCAAAATTAGTGCATCTTCAAAATCCAATACCCCGGAAGCTAGAGAGAACTATCGAATTAAATTACTTGAATTTTTCAGAAAGAAACGTGAACAGCACCCAAATTATCATATGTGTAAAAATCATGGTCTGACTCTGTTTAGTGACTGTTATAAATCATTCAGGAATGGTTATACTAGATACACTTGTAAGAAGTGTGCATTGAAAAATGGACAGAAATACCGTTCGTCTTTGATTAAGGGCCTTTGACCCTTCTATTCCTTTTTGGTGTATGGGTCGAAGTGTACCAGCAGGTCAACTAGTTCTAGACCAAATTAACTTTTATATGCCTTCGGGCAGTATAAATCGTGTTATTGGTATAACAAGCGTTTCATTATCACTCAATATATTTTCTGATAACTGCCTTTTAAATTGGCCGCTACTTGATGGAACAAATGTAGCGAATTTTTCAGTATCGTCAGGATCTGTATATTTCAATGAGATATCCGGATCTCCAGGATTTTACTCCATTAGATTTTTCCCTGATAGAATTGGATTCTGGTGTTTGGTTTTCCAAAATCTAACCCTGAACGAAGAAGCCATCCGTTCATATGATGTCACATCTGCTAGACCCGGTCCTAGTAATGATCTTAATGCAACATTTCTTCCTAATCCATGAGGATACATGCCAGTTTTCCTCATACGGAACAATTTATCTAGAGGCGATTTAAAACTATTACTGAGTAATAGTAATGGATACGCTCAAGATGCTTCATCGGTCCGATGGACCATATATGCCAGAGATGGCAAACAAGTTTCCGGTAAAAATCTCCAGGCTATTCGTCAAACTTGCGGATTTTACTATGCGCCATGGTTTACAGATGTTCCAAACGGTAATTATTCGTGTATTTGGGAAGTTACTCAAGAATTCGGTGGACCAACAGTAAAAATTACAGAATTTATATTTGTAGTTGATCCAGCCAGTTATCCTTGTGCTCGTCCGATTAATGAATCAGCCGTCCCCGCTCAAGGACAACTAACATTTTTATCAGGACAGGCACTTGGCCCTGGCGATTTACCCCTATATCTGAGAAATAAAGATGGGCTTCTGCAAAATGCATATGTAGTATTTTTTACGATTTTTGACGTTGCTATGAACAGTGTTAAGTGTAGAACACCAGCAATGAATTTTGGTGTAGGTACATATTATGCTCCATATTTTATTAGTGTTTGTAGCGGGAATTACATAATTCAGTGGGAATGGCAAACAGATCAAAATTCACCGATGAAATCCGTTCGTGTCGAATTCGGAGTTGTGGACCCAGGAAGTCCGTACTCTGTTGTTGTTCCGATTTTGTGTTCGAGTTCATTATTTGCTAATGGTTTGGGTTGTGGTTTTACGACAAAACCCATACTTACAAGAATATTAGTCTCCCAATGCGACTCAGGTGGTGGAGGTTCATGCGGCACTTATAGACAATTACCTTGTCAGACGTTCGTTCCCCAGCAAGTTTTTTCACCTCTACCGCCATGTCCACCAAATCCGGGATGTTGTGACGTGGAAATTCCTCGCACAGTTCATTTGCAGAACTCTTTACTTCCATCTACAGGCGATTGGACTAATCAACCATCTTATGTGATTCCGAATGGAATTCATAAGATCACCTTCTACATTACATATGCTTATGGGGTACCAGGCGGTTATGCGTTATTACGTCTTCTTTGGGGGAATGGGACGGAAGAAACACAA